GGTTAATCTCACCGATATACAGGTAGCCGTCATCCAGCGGCGTGCCGTCTAGATCGGTGAATATTGGGTAAGGGCCAGTAACTTGAGTAAGTGCCATTAGAACTTAATCCCTTGCGTCTTTGGGCTTATAGCCGAAATTATGTTGTGTGGAAAGGTCATTGTGGCATTGCTACAGTTGGTGCACCGGATGGTGATTCAGGCTGTTGCTGACCATCCATTTGTGGAGCTGCTGCGCTCAATGTAGAATTCAACCAAACCTTTGGATCATCGCTGATTCCAAATGCTTTTGCGTATGAACGGAAGCGCTGGTTCATTGATAATTTATTTACAGCAGCTTTAGATGGAGCGCCTTGTGATGCGCTTTGCTCTAAGGCGTCCAAAAATGCTGGGTCTTTAAAGAGCTGTTGCGCGGCATCTAATTTATTTTTACCAAGCTTGCTCATAGATTCAATGATGTCTGGAAGTAACAAATCCACGCCAGGAATTTTTGAAGCAGTAAACGCAACGGCGCGTTTTGCCATACTTGAATTGAGGAAGTTTTGCAGCTTTCCTTGCGCCGCAAGTGACTTACGCAACTCAGCTTGTGTCGTTGCTCCAGTTCTCAAGCCTGATACCGATCTAGCTTCGGTCATTCTTTTCGAAACGGTCAACAATGAATTCATGGCCTTTACCCAGTCAGGCCCCATCTCTTTGGCAATCTGCCCAAAGACTTCAGGGTTGGCTCGTAATGCAGGGTAAAAATCACGGAACTCTGCAAAGCCAAATCCTTGCGATGCCTTAGAGCGTGTTGCTGATGCAATCGCAGTAGCCAAAGCTTCCTTGCGATATTCCTCAGGAACAGTTTTCATCAATTTATTGAATTTGCGTGCGCCACCCGTTTTGGATTCGCTTATCGCGCCAAGAAGAAGTGAATTTAAATCGCCCTCAAGGTCACGCCCAAAAGCCGAAACCATACGCTTGCCCAAAGCTGATTGCTTTGCATACAACAAGTTTGCAGCACGCAGATTCCGGCGCGTTTCTTCGCCTGCAATGCGCTCAACATTGTCTAATTGATCTTTTGCAAGAGCACCCTCAAGACGCGTCAATGAATCCTCATCTAGTGAACCATAAGGGCTTTCTTTGCCTTCTTTGGCTCTTCGAATAAGGCTCTTTTCCCGTATCAATCGACCATAGGTAATGTCGCCTGCGCCAGCTTCGCCAGTTTGGAAAAGGTCAAGCAGCTTTTTTTCCTGCTGATTCAAACCACCTTCGCCAACTTCTGCCACAACATCTTGCAAGGTTGTAAACAAATTATCGAGATTAACAGGGACGTTTGCAGAAACGCCTTCATCAACCTTTTTATACAACGCTGAAGCTTGACTCTTCAAAGCATTTTTAGATTGTTCAAGACCAGTTTTGATTTTTTGGGAAACTGCTCCAGTTGCTGGAACTCCTTCAATAAACAAAGCATCGAACTGCTGCGAAATATTATCAGCGTTATCAATAGCGTTGCGAAGAGTAACATCCCACTCGCCTTGTGCAGGAGTTCCAAATTGCGAACGCTCCAAGCCAAGTGCAGCCCTGATCTGAGGATTGTCAGCATAAACATCGATTGGAAGTTCAAAGCCCAAGCTTTCAGCCGCAGCCTTAGCTTCAGGATTGATTTCGGCTAACTCAATGATTTTTTGCTGCGCTGCCTTACCCTGAGCACCTTTTTTCGTCGCTGTAGAAATAAGGTTATCAAGCTCTTCTGTAGGAATAAAGCGAGATGGCGCAGCAGCTTGAGTAACAACTTCTTCTGCAACTCCAGCTACTGGTGCTGCCATTGATGCAGCCTGTGTAGGCATGATAGGAGCTTCAGGGACTATTGCAGCAGGAGAGGGCATTCCCATGCCAGTTGGCACTTCTGGAGCCGATGGAACAGGTATAGCTTCTGGCAATGCTCCGGCTGGGCCTCTACGCAAATTGCGAACACCAGAAACAACAAGAGGAATAGCTTCTGCAAGAAGTTGACCGCCAGCGCCACCAGCACCAGCAAGAGCAATTTCGCTAGGGTCAAATGTACCGCCAGCAGCAGCTTGTGTTGCCTCAATACCAGCTTGCGTTAATGCAGCACCACCAGCAGCGCCTGCAACCGTCCTAGCGGCCCCAGCAGGCGTGAACGCAAAAATACCACCAGCAGCACGAGGAACATCGCTAAAGCGGAAGCCAGGTTTAATTCCGTACTCTTTGCCATTTTGCGATCGAAGGATGTAGTTACCCTTGGCATCCTGACGAACTTCAACGCCAGGATAGTTGGCTTGAATAATCTTAACGGATTCTTCTGGGCTTGTGAACATTGTACCAAGAGCAGTTCCCGCACTAGCAAGAGAAAGCTCGTTTAACTCAGGCATCGTTGTCCAGTCAGGAGCGGCCTCAATCTCAGGCGTGCTGCGTTCTGAGCCAGTTATCGTTTCAGCAACGCCTTCAATAAAGCCCATGTCTTTTGTGACATCTTCCATTGGGGCGAGGTATGGAACGAACTGTAATTGACGCTTGGTATCTTCTTGAAGCTTTGCGATGGTTTCAGGCGTTAATGCTGAACCGACATTTCTCATTGAAATGGCGCTTAGTTCTTCAATAGATTTACCGCTTTGCCATGCCGCCTGCAATTCTCTTGCATTCTTAAGGTCTTTTTCTGCAACAACACGTTCACCAGGACGCGCTGCTGCTAATCCAGCTACTGGAGTCTCTGCTGCACCCGTTGCAGGTGGAATGATTGGATTGCCCTGCTCATCAATGAATCCAAGGCTCTGCAAATTCTTATTAGCTTGCTCAAGACCATAAGGCCCAGCCGCGCTACCAAGGCCAAGGATAGTTAAATCCCGCTGCCTTTTAAGGACTTGTTTTTCTCTTTCATCAGCGCCTGCACCTGGAAAGAATATTGATATTTGATTTGTGATTTCTTCAGGAGTAATGGCTGCTCCACTTTCACGACGCAATGTCGCCATAGCAAAATTCTTTGCAGCCGAACGATAAAGGCGACGGTCAGTATCCGAAAATCTATTAGCTAAATTAGGAGGCAGAACTTCTTGAGTAGCAAGTGCAATAAGATCATCAGGATCTAAGTTTAACCGCTCAAGCTCAATCTGAGAGCTGCGTCCGCGTTGATAAAAATCAAGAGCCTTACCTTGATCTACTGTCAACTCTGCCAATGACTTTTTGAATTTTGCTTCTTCGCGCTCTTCCCCGCGTTTTTTGATGTCAAGCTCCTCTGCCTGACGCTCTTCCTCAGCTATTTCCGCTTTTGACTTGGGTATAACTACCCCTCTAGGCGCACTAGGTGTGCCTTGCGAAGAAGCAACAGGAAGTTCCCAAGGATTAGTTTGCGCCATATTAATTTCCAATCACAACGTGCCAGTGAGGGCCAGTAGCAAATCTTGATGGGTTTTTCACCTCATCGCGTGCCTCAATAATTTTATAACCAGCATTTTTAATGCTAGAAATGTATTCCTTAAATGTCACACCAGGTATTGGAGCAATATCAACTGCTCCTTTCGTACGAGCATGATATGACCTTGGATTCTTTTTAGATAACGGATCATTCGGCCCACGATAGCCAGATGTTATCCGTGCATTAGGAAACAGTTCACCAATCACAGCAGGGCCATCAGCGAAAGCCACCAGACGGAGCGCCCGTCTGACCTCCTTTTGGCTTTCTCCAGCTATCTGGGCTTCCAGTTACTGGCCCACCTACATATTCTTGACCGTTTACAATATCGCCAACCTTTAAGTCAGCAGGGATAGCAGTGACATTACTGAACACACGAGGCTTACCAGAAGGTGCAGCCTGACCACCACCTTCCGGCGTACCGTAACGCGCAAGATAGTCCTGAAGCGTGCCAGTATATAACTCGCCATCTGGAGTTTTTGCACCAGTTAAAAGAATCTGACCTGACTTGTAAGCAATGTTACCAAGAAGTTCACGTCCCTTGGCGCTATATGGGTCAATCCCAGCGCCACGCATCGCGGCAGCGGCATCACCAAAACCAGTCATCTTATTAGCTGCGTCAGGGTCAACAGCGCGAACCTGAAGATCAATAATACCTTGAGCCAAGCGTGGGTCGGCATTGGGATTGCCAACCATTGTAGCTAGGTCACGCAACTGCTTTTCTAAAACTGTGTCACCACTTTCTTTAGCAGCATCAGCGCGGGTATTAAGTTCTGAAACTGCGTTTTGAACATTGACTACCCCATTTGCATCTGGAGAAAGTCCGTAATATGCTTTGCGTGCAGTTTCGAGAAAGAAATTTCTTCGACCTTCATCGAGACCTTTCCAATATGTTTGGATGGCATTAACATCGTCAGGTAGCTCTTGAATAGCTAAGTTACGCTGCTCAATCGTTGCTCCTGGGCCAAGAAGCGTTTTAAAGATATTGGCTTTCTTTGTAGCCTTATCAATTTCTGCCTGCACCTTTTCACGCTGCGCCTGCGCCTGTAAGCGCTGCGCCTCGACCTGCTGTTGCTGCTGGCCTAGTTGGACGGCTTTAAAAAACGTTTCTCCAGGAGATGGCGTTTTCAGAGTATAATCATAAGGTTGTACCATAAGTTACCTCAAAATCCTCTGCCGATTGCCAAGCCAGCGAACTGTGCTGGTAGCGATAGTGATTGCTGCCATGCGTTAGCAGCGCCTAGTTTTGCGCCAGCCCGTGCCGCTCCACCTTGAGCCAAGAGGTCTGCAATAGAACCAGCCGATTGCATACCAGCAGTTCCTACTCCAGCCGCTGATTGTTGACCAAGAGCTGTCAGTCCACCCAATCGACCATACTGTTGCTCAAGAAACTGATTCAGCAATGCTGGACGAAACTGAGCTAGTGCGCCTTGAACATTGCCACCACGAAGTCCGCCAGTTGCCGATGCGTTCTGCAAAAGAGCTTCCTCTTGCTGCCGCGCCAAAGCTTGAAACGCTGGGCTTTGCTCTTGCTGCGCTACATATGCTTGCTGCGCTTCTGGGCCAGCAAGTCCCAATGCTGCCATCTGCGCCTGAAGAGCGGGGCCACCAGCAGATACATACGGCTGCAACAACCCACGCATTTCTTCACGAGCAGCCCTTGTTTCAGCGACACCAGCTTGGCTAGCATCATACTGTAGCTGCCCAGCGCTCTTTGCCGCTTTAGAGCCAACAGCACTACTAGCTATCGAAGTGCCACCTACAACAAGAGCCGTTACTGGATCAGGCATCAGACATTTCCTTCATATATTCCTCAAGGCTTTCGCCATAAAGCTTTAGCACAACGTGACCTATTTCCATTGCCGCTTGCGTGCCGTGAACCAACTGCACTGTAGCAAGAACAATATCATAATATCCAGCACGCCAAACAAAACTAGTAGCGCACGCATTCCCAGATAGCTCAACAGTGTCAGACGCCTTCCACTTTAAAATTGCAGTGCTGACAAGGGGAAGCAATACTAAAGCATTAACTTGATAGAATGGATTTGACGGCAATCCTACCAAAGCAGCCCAAATTGCCATGTCAGCATCGTCGCGGTCTATCTTGTCGCCATCAACAATGTCATCAAAAAGCTGAACAACTTGCCATAGGTCAATTAGCCACTCAACGGCATCTTCGGGCAAAGCTAATGCTTCCACAAAGTTCCGACGCAACCAGTATTCAGGCGTTCCGCTTTTAAGCATAACAAGCTCTCTGCTATTGAGCTACAGGCTGCTCTTAAACGCTCTGTAGCCAAACCATAACACAATCAATCTTCAAATTCAAACTCTCGTTCTTCCCACGCTTGACAAGCACGAAGATCATGACAAATAAAGCTGAATTTGTGACAATAACCACGAAATCCAGCGTCAACATCCCAATCATTCCAAGGTATCTTGTCCATCTTGGCTTGTGTCAAGGTGCTGTTATCGTAATATTCGCAGTTGGAGCAGCGGCGGCGACGAGCTTCTTCTTCGTCTACTTGCCACGCATTAGCTAGTGCTGACCAGTATTCAGGGTTAGCACCACGCTCATTGCTGGGATTCTCAGGGCCAAGCATCCAGTCATCAATGACCATCTTGGTGTTCTTCTTGTTCTCAGCAGTCGTGATAAATGGTTCGCTTTCACGAAGCCCACCGAAACCTTCGATAATAAATGCTGGCTTTTTCATTAGCTCACGAGCCTCCCAGATGCACGAATGTTGATAGCTGAAGCTGTGCCAGCAATCGTTGAGATGAAACCCGCTGGCGGGAGAACGTGTCCAACCAATTCAGGGAACGTATAAGTTTCCGCTGGCTGGAGCGTTTTGGTCTTGACAATCAAGTTGTCATTTCCCGCGCTTCCAGAAGCAGCCACAAGGTTGACGCTGATTGTCGCAGCACTAGCGCTGTAGTTAGTCGCTGTGAACTTATCGATGATCGTCTGCACGCCAGTGGACGTATATTGCGTTGTTTGCGTGTTCTCTGCTGTCTTGGCAGGGATGATATTACTAATAGATACGGCCATATCTTATTCCTTAATACAGCAAGTTGTTAAACGAGGCGGCTTGCATAATAACCCAATTTGTGCCGTTTGACACTAGTGTTGCCCAATTACCAGA